CAGCGAAAGCGCCAGCACCCGCAAACGGGTCGAACGCGTATGCCCAGGCCACGGGCCGTGCCTCCGTGCCGGGTCGCCCGAGCTGGGCACAGTAAGGGGGACGCCGCCATGATGCTCCGCCCCCGCCAAGCCCTGCTGGTCGAGCGCTCTTTGGCGGCGCTCGCCCAACACGGCAACACCCTATCTGTTGGCCCCACCGGGTCGGGCAAGACCATCATGCTGTCGGCGGTGGCCGGCAGCTTGTTGGCCGAGCCAGATGCCAAGGCCTGCATCCTCGCTCATCGCGATGAACTGACCGGCCAGAACCTGACCAAGTTTGCACGGGTGAATCCGGGCGTCAGCACGTCCGTGTTCGATGCCAAGGACAAATCCTGGTCCGGGCGCGCCACATTCGCGATGGTGCAAACGCTGTCGCGCGACAACCATCTCGCTGCCATCCCGATCCTCGATCTGCTGGTGATCGATGAAGCGCATCACGCAGCCTCGGCCTCGTACCGCCGCGTGATCGACCGGGTGCTGGACAAGAACTCGCGCGCCCAGATCTTCGGGGTGACGGCGACGCCTGTCCGCAGTGACGGCAAGGGACTACGGGAGGTCTTCAGCAACGTCGCGGATCAAATCACCCTCGGCGAGCTGATCGCCTCCGGCCACCTCGTGCCGCCACGCACCTTTGTCATCGACGTCGGCGCCCAGGAGCAGTTGACGCGGGTCCGGCGCACGGCCACTGACTTCGACATGACGGAAGTCGAGGCGATTCTCAACAAGACGCCCATCACCGATGCCGTGATCCGTCATTGGCGTGAGAAGGCCGGCGACCGCAAGACGATCGTGTTCTGCTCGACCGTCGCCCATGCCGAATGTGTGCGCCAGGCCTTTCAGGATGCCGGTGTATCCGCCGTGATCGTGCACGGCGAGCTCTCAGACGCAGAGCGAAAGACACGACTGGCCGAGTACGAATCCGGTACCGCGCAGGTCGTGGTCAATGTGGCTGTGCTCACGGAGGGCTACGACTTCACGCCCACCTCCTGCGTGGTTCTGCTGCGACCCAGCTCGCACAAGTCGACTCTGACCCAGATGATCGGGCGTGGCCTGCGCACCATCGACCCAGCGGAGCATCCGGGCGTCATCAAGACCGATTGCGTGGTCCTGGACTTCGGCACCGCGACGTTGATGCACGGATCTCTGGAACAGGACGTCAATCTCGACGGACACCAGCATCACGGCGAAGCGCCCACCAAGGACTGCCCGTCCTGTGAAGCCACCGTCCCGCTCGGCTGCCGCGAATGCCCTCTGTGCGGCTTCGTCTGGGAGAACGAGACCACCGAGGAAGGAGATGCGCTGGCCGATTTCGTGATGACCGAGATCGATCTGCTCAAGCGCTCCAACTTCCGCTGGTGTGACCTGTTCGGCTGCGACGACGCACTGATGGCGACTGGCTTCAACGCATGGGGTGGCGTCTTCTTCCTGAACGGCCGCTGGCACGCCGTGGGCGGCGGTAAGGATCTGCAGCCGCGCTTGTTGGCTGTCGGCGACCGCACGGTTTGCATGGCCAAAGCCGATGACTGGCTGAACGACCGCGAGTCGGCTGACTCCGCGCACAAGACCCGTCGTTGGCTGAACGAGCCGCCGACCGCGAAGCAACTCCAGTATCTGCCGCAGGCGCTGCGCGCCGACTTTGGCATGACGCGCTATCAGGCCTCGGCGCTACTTTCCTTCCAGTTCAACAAGTCGTCGATTCAGCGCCTCGTGGTGGCTGCCAACGATGCCCACCGGGAGGCCGCGTGAAATGTGCAGTCTGCTCACGAAAGGCCAAGGGCTTCGGCTACTTCAATCCACGCCTGCCGCGCAGCGATCCACGACGTTACTCGGACCGCTGGGTGTTCTGCTCGATGCGCTGCCAGAACGCCTTTTCGAGGCTCATGGAAAAGACGGGAGGTCACATGATCGACCCGAGTGATATGGAGCTGGCCGCCATGGCGTCCTGCCTGGCCCCGCTGGGTGAGTATGTGGGCTCCATCGGCATGCAGCGTCCGCTGGCGGACTACAGCAAAGACGAAGTGCTGATGCTGATCGACGTCGTGGTGACCGCCTACCAGGAACACATGCTGGTCGAGCACGAGCGGATGGCGGAAAAGGATCGCGCCTTTCTTGAGGAGCGGCTCGCCCGGCAAGGCAAGTCGGCTTCGACGGGAGTACCGTTCTGATGCTGGATTTCAATCACCGCCCGAAGATCCATGAGCTGATCGGCGCGCTCATTGACGCTGCACTAAGCGCCGACCGTGACAACCAATCCCGTCGCAACTACCTCGGTGCGTCTCGGTTAGGCGTCGCCTGCGAGCGCGCGCTGCAGTACGAGTATCTGCAAACACCGGTCGATCCTGGCCGGGACATACCGGGTCGCGTTCTGCGCGTCTTCGAGGTAGGCCACGTCCTCGAAGAGTTGGCCATTCGTTGGCTGCGCATGGCCGGATTCGACCTGTACACCCAAAAGGCCAGCGGCGGTCAGTTCGGCTTTTCCGTTGCAGGCGGCCGTATTCAAGGGCACGTCGATGGCGTCCTGAACGGCGGCCCCGCAGAGCTAGGAATGAGCTATCCGGCCCTGTGGGAGTGCAAGACCATGAACGACAAGTCCTGGCGGGAGACCGTCAAGCACGGCGTCAGCAAAGCCAAGCCGATCTATGCCGCGCAGATGGCCATCTATCAGGCCTACATGGAGGCCAGCATTCCGGGCATCTCAGCGAATCCGGCCTTGTTCACCGCCATCAACAAGGACTCCGAGGAGATCTGGTTCGAGCTGGTCCCGTTCGACGGCGGCCTGGCGCAGCGCATGTCCGATCGCGCGGTTCGGGTCATCACGGCGACCGACAGCCGGGAACTGCTGCCGCGCCATGCGACCACGCCAACGCATGTCGAGTGCAAGTTCTGCCCCTGGCAGGACCGCTGTTGGGGTTCGACATGATGGCCGACAACATCATCTGGCTCGACTTCAATGACGCCCCCGAGCAGCGTGACGAACTAGCTTCCGATACCGATGCGCTGCGTGCCGGGCTACTGGACCGACTCGAAGCCGTTCTCCACTACCTGTTTCCGCAGGGGCGCATCCGGGGTGGCAAGTTCTACGTCGGTGATGTCGATGGCAGCCCTGGCAAGAGTCTGGTGGTTGAGCTGGACGGACCACGGCGCGGCCTGTGGAAAGACTTCTCCACCGACGAGGGCGGCGATGTCATCGATCTGTGGGCGCGCTCGCAGGGCCGTTCCGCCCGCAGCGACTTCCCACGCATCGCTGGAGAGATTCGGCAGTGGCTCGGCATTGCTGCCCCGGTCGGCACTCCGATGCACCGCGATAGCCGCAGCGTGCCGATGGACGACCTCGGCGCCTACACCGGCAAATGGGATTACCTGACTCCCGATGGCGAGCTGATCGCCTGCGTCTACCGGTATGACCCGCCGACAGGCAAAGAATACCGCCCCTGGGATGTCCGCGCCCGCATGTGGCGCGCTCCCGACCCCAGGCCGCTCTATAACCAGCCGGCCCTCGCGAAAGCGCGAGAGGTCGTCCTGGTCGAAGGCGAGAAATGTGCGGCTGCGTTGATTGCCTGCGGCATTGCGGCCACCACCGCGATGAACGGCGCCAAGGCTCCTGTCGACAAAACCGACTGGCATCCGTTGGCGGGGAAATCCGTGGTCATCTGGCCGGACCGGGATGCACCCGGCTGGGACTACGCCGAGAGTGCAGCGCGTGCTTGCGTGGCTGCGGGCAGCACATCCGTGGCCATCCTGGTGCCGCCCATCGACAAGCCACCCAAGTGGGACGCCGCAGACGCTGTCGACGAAGGGTTCGACTGCGCGGCATTCATCGCCCAGGGCGAACGCCGCGTGGTCAAGGCGGCGGCTCCCTCCCTGCCCACCTTCACGCTCGGCGAACTGCTCGACGATAACTCACCGCTGCCACCCGATCTGATCTCTCCGCGCGTGCTGACGCCGGCTGGCATGTTGGTGTTCGGCGGTGCGCCCAAGGTCGGCAAGAGTGACTTTCTGTTGTCGTGGCTGGCGCACATGGCGGCTGGCGCTGCTTTTCTGGGCATGCATCCACCCCGTCCGCTACGTGTGTTCTACCTGCAGGCCGAGGTCCAGTACCACTATTTGCGCGAGCGCGTGAAGGATGTGCGCCTGCCATCACACCGGCTCTTGGATGCCCGCGCCAACTTCGTCGCCACACCGCAGTTGCGGCTGGTGCTCGATGATGCAGGGCTGGCGCAGGTGATCCCTGCAATTGCGAACGCCTTTGGCGGCGAGCCTCCCGACATCATCGCCATCGACCCCATCCGCAATGTGTTTGACGGTGGTGATGCCGGTGGCGAGAACGACAACGGCGCCATGCTGTTCTTCCTGTCCCAGCGGGTGGAGCGCATTCGCCAGGCAGTGAATCCGGACGCCGGCGTCATCCTCGCTCACCACACTAAGAAGCTCGGCAAGAAGCAGTTCGAGGAGGACCCGTTCCAGGCACTGGCCGGCGCGGGAAGTCTGCGGGGCTACTACTCCACCGGGATGTTGTTGTTCAGGCCCGACGAGACCAGAACGACCCGCCAGCTGATCTTTGAACTGCGCAATGGCGCGGGTATCCCGCAACGGCATGTCGACAAGATCAACGGCGAGTGGCGCGAGGTCGATGCCAACGAGCGGTTGGTGATGAAGGACTACGGCGAGCGCTTGGATGCCGAGCGCCGCCGCAAACGCGACGCGATTCTTCAGATCCTGTTCGAGGAGGCCGGCAACGGGCGCTGCTACACCGCAAACCAGTTCGCCGAGTCCTTCGAAGGCAAGGCCGGTCTGGGCGGCGAGCGCACCATCCGCGAACGCGTCTCCGCGCTCTCGACGCAGGGCTACATCAAGTATTTCCGCAACGCGGCTAACTACGGTCTGCCCTCCAGCGGCCGCACCAAGTTCGGCTATCTCTGCGTCGAAGGCATGGTGCTGCGCATGCCAGCGGGCGATGTCGACACGGCCACCGGCGAGCTGCCGATGCGCGA